ACGTAGAAGTTTTCGACCTCAAAGATTTCAGCCAACTTAGCATTCGTGACCATCGCAGTGTTGGTGACAGTAGCACCACCGTTCAGACGCTCCAGAATGTCAGGGTTGTTAATCAGGGCATCACGAACTTCTTTACCCACAACCATCGTGTTAGGACGGAAGCCACCAGACTTAAGCTGGATAGTACGGCTCAGGCGAGTAGCGTCCTGAATCGGGGTTGAGTTGGTGTAGTCATCCCAGTTGGTGACCTCAGCAGCAGTATCGTTGTCGCCATCAGCAACACCTGCCCAGTCAGTACCCCACACACCGGAAGTGAAGAAGGTGGTAGCAAACTGGTTCTCACGGTGGATCATCAGACGGTTCATCAAAGTAGTCGAACCAGCCGAACGAATGTCCAAAGCGGCATCTTCGTTAGCAAGCGTCTGCTCGTCAAAGTCCATGCCCAAGCCGTAGACATCAGCAAAGTAAGCGTCGTTCGAGATGCTCATGCCGATGCGGTTGACTTCAGTGCGAGGGGCCAATTTCTTGACATCACCAGCGCGGTTCATGTTGTCACGGTCGTAGATGTAGTACTTGTCCGATTGACGCTCAACGCCAACCAACGGGAACACCTTGTCCGCGATAAAGTTTGTTTGTTCTTGCACGTATGCCAGCGTCAGGTTGGTGAGCGGCTGGTCAATATGCACTTGACTTGGAGTCAGAAGAGGCATATCTAAATTCCTTTTACTTTAGCTTAAGCAGCAGCGTTGCCGCCCTGAATGAGTTCGATTGCGAAGATTTGGTTATCAACGGCATCCTCAAGGGCATAACCCATGACAATATCGCCAGTTGTAGCTGTCACAGCATCACCAAAGCCATCCGAAGCGATTTCATCACCAGCAGTGACAGAACCACCAGCTTTAACAATCGTCTTGCCAGTCATGACTACAGTGGCAGCTTGCCCAGCAGCAGAAGGCTCGTTAATCAGAACACCAATGCCTTGGGCACCAGCTTCACAAAGGTCAACCTGACCATCAGCAGCAAGTGCAACGAATTTGAATTGACCAGTAGAAATATTCCCACCAGCCTCGAAAGTGCGTGTGTCACGCGATTGGAACACAGCCATAGTTAGTCTCCTTTACGAATGGCTTTAAGGACTTCACGGCCTTCGTCTGTCTTAGCAACAGCACTATAGGCTTTAGCGTAGTCCGATTTTTTGAGGTTGTTGGCTTCCATGTGAGCCTTGACGAGAGATTCCATCTTGTCATTTGCAGTAGCGAACTCGCCATCAACATCCGACTTACCGAACTCTTCCATCTTGTCTGCAAAAGCCTTATCAGCAGCTTGCAGGGCTTCCATGAGCATGTCCACTTCGTCCATCTTTTCGACAGCGGTCATCAGCTTCTTAGCAACATCAACCGAGAAATGGGGCAGTTCTGCTTCAGCACGTTTCGTCAGAGCGGCATCAGCCTTTTCAATCTCTGCTTCTTCAAGTGCTTTAAGGATGGGAGCAGGCACATCAGCCTTATTAATTTGCTCACCACCGTATTCAATAAACTCTTCTTCAGCTTTCTTTTCGATGGTGTCTGCCTTAATGACATAACCCTCTTCCAGAAGACCTTTGCGAAGGCGTTCGTTTTCAGCTTTCAACGTCTGGATTTCTTCAGACGGATCGTCAGCCTTTTTCATATCTTCATTAGCCATGGCTTTAGCTTTGTCGTAAGACATGCCTTTATCCATGTACATCTTCATTTTGGACTTCATGTCATCAGACATCTTATCCATTTCTTCCTTTTGACCATCGGTCATCTTGGTAAGTTCCTCAGACATTGTGTCTCCTTCGGAATTGTCACGCTTGAAAAGAGACACCGTCGCTTGTGCATTGGCGGGGCGATCCACCAGAGACAGTTCCTCTAGTTCAAGCTGTTTAAGTAGATTAGCCATTGTAATCTTCCTTTACTGCGCGGCCACCAATGCTAAAAGCGGCCAGTTCTCCAGATTTGACCTTGGACCAAACATCATCGTCGTATACCTTAAACGCGACAACCCATCCTTCACGGTCACTCTGTATGCCAAGGGAGCTACCAATCTCTTTGGTGATGGGCATGGAGTGAACTACCACACCGATCTGACCTCCGTTGTGCATTTGCTTGCCAACCCGAACGTGTTCCATAAACTTGTTTACGGCCTTCACGAGTGTATCAGGTTCAATGACATCTCCTTGACGATCTACAACAGGCTCACCCTTTTCGGTGACTACTGAGGCCCAGCCCCATACCATCCGTTGTTCTTCGTCAGTCTTTAGAATCTTACCAGTAATGTCTGCTTGATTGTCGGCTTTACGAAGGGTGTCCAGCTTATGACCAACCATTTCACCAGTGGGCTTACCTTCGTCATCAACAATCTCAATACGAGCAGCAGGTTCTTCTTTTGTTCCTGTGACCTTCACGGGAATATCGGGGACTGTGCCATCACGAACAATCTGACGAACAATACCACGAGCAGTACCACCAGAAGAGTTCCACGAAACCCGATCCCCAGTGTCAACCTTAGTCATCTCACTAACAGTCATGTCTTCTTCCCACATGCGGCACGACCAATACCGTGCTGAGGTTTTGTCTTTTGCAGTGTCGCAGTTGTGACGAGCGCGAAAATTGCTACGGGCATCAGGGTCATCTCGTCTAATCTCCATGTCTGGTGAACCAAAGGTCACTTTCTTGGTCTTATCGCCATCCTTGACGTAAACCCCAAACTTCTTACTTGAGCCACTAGGCAGACGGAAAGGTTTGTTGAGTGTTACCTCTTCACCTTGGTAATCAGCCTTGCACATGATCTCAGCCACTACAGCCCTGAGAGCCTCTGTGCTGTCCATACGCTCGTCTTCTTCCTCTTCGGCACCCTCACCACCCATCATCGAGCTATAGTGATCTAGGTAGGCATTGTGGTCCTCTCCGGGCATATACACAGCTTGACCATCGTACTCATGCACATGGATGCTACCACCAAGACCAAGGTCCATACTACGGGCACGAGCTTCCATCTCTGTAGTAAAGATGTCGTTGGCGTATTGTGCTTTTCGGATTGCACTGTAGGCAGAAGCCATTGCTTGTCCTTCGTCTTGGGTATCACTGTAGACTGAGTTGAAGACTTCCTTAAACTGCTGACGCTTGCCTTCAGGTACATTGGAAGGAACATCTTGTGCTGAAGAGTAAGGCATTATCGTCTCAGTTTGTTGTTGTCGATGAGGATGAGGCCAAAGTTGACAGACACTCGAACCTTGTTGGTTTCTACTAAAGAGGCTCTCACTTCAAGGTCTGACTTCTCTGGTAGTGGTAGTGGGACAGGAAAATCATAGCGGTAGGTGCCTTGGTAAGCCTCACCGATGTGTCCGATACGGAAGTTGTCACCAAACTGTCGGATAAAGAACCTGATCTGGGCATCACCACCGCGTTGAGTGCTGAAGTCCCCCGCCGTAATAAATCCAGTCTTACCAGCAGGGACAGTGTAGAACCCGTTGAGTGTCTGACCTAAGCCCAGAGTAATGAGACCAACTGTAGAGCTATCTGCTGTGATAGTGATGTCACCAGCGTTAGTCCCGTCACCATTCTGATAGATTGCACGGTTCATACGGATAAACTCTTGGGTGCCAGTCCCCTCAGTAGTTCCGTTGAAGTCGATCTCTTCAGTCACTACATTGTAGTCAGCATCAAGTCCCTCAACAACCACACTACCAGTATCAAGGGCTGAGGTAGAAACTGCAGTGAGTGTCCGAGGGACAGACCACACAGACCAAGGGTAGAGGCCACCTTCAGGCCATATAGTTGCAGGTGTGTCTACAGGAATTTCTGGGTTGTAACCATTAACGTGAACAAAGCTGTAACCCGGAACCTCACCCTTAGCTACAGACAGCCCATCATTCTCAAACTTCTGTCTTGCCCAACTAGGCATTAGAAGTTACCTTGGGTAGCAGTCCCACGATCACCCGGCAGGTCAGCTTGCCCCATGCGACGGGCACTCTCAAGGTCTGCCTCATACTGTTCACGGTTAAGGTTGGGGAGTTCAGCATTATCCAAGAGTGCATCAACAATATCAGGCTGAGAGGCAAGGTTAATGTCAGCACCATTGAGGTTACGCAAGTAAGACCCAAGCTCTTTAAGATCATGAGGTGCAACATCACCAGCAACAATCTTAGGCATCAGATCATAGTCAAGACCATTCAAGTCCCAAAGGCGTTCCACAAGCTGCTTATTAAGGACATCAACAATAGTCTGGATATAACTCTCAAGGGCACGTAGGAAAAGATCAGTCTTGCTCTTGGAGAGTGCGTAGGAGCCACCTGAGCTACCTAGCATAAGGAACTCACTCAGAACACTACGGGCAATGTCATGCTGGTAACGTCTCACGATAGGGTCAATATCAATGTTACGGTTACCCTGAGACGACATAAGCTCTACATCAACCATCCGAGTGTTAGTAGGCTCACCATCTTTACCGGGGTAAGTATCACTAGGGACAATAATGTAACCTTGCTCATTGAACTTAACATCACGAAGGATGCTCTGGAGTTCTTGGATAAACCCACGCTGTGCTACTGTGGCATCACCAGAGAGGTACTCAGCAGGAACACGAGCCACAGGAATACCAGCCAACTCACGTTCTACAGCGATAGCCTCAATGGATTGGAGGTTGTTGAGAAACTCATAGGAGGTATAAGCATTACGGATAATAGGGCGACCAGCAGGGTCATTGTTAATGCTAGTGGTGCGGTAGTACAGGCTCTTACGACTAGGGATATAGTGCTTCTGGTTGCCATAGGAACCCTCTTGGTGCATACCCAAGATTTCACCCGTCTTCTGGTCTACCTCAAAGCGAGATACAGTCCAAGGGGCACGAGAAGCAATCTTACGGACACCAATACGACCATCATCATACTTAGAGCGTTTCTTAGGGTTCTGAGTGTCTTTGCCATCACGACGCTTGTAGACCACCTCAAACCAGCTAAACCCGTATGACAGAAAGGACAGGCTCTCAGAGATGTGGTCATCAAGAGTATGCTCCATATCCTCCAAGACACTCTCTACAAAGTCAGCCTCACGCTTGGCGGCTTCAGAGTCATCAACAGGCTTAACACTTAGGTCAACATCACGGAGGATTTGTTCAACAGCATACATGACAGCACCAATAGTGCTATCGTTCTCACGCATCTCCCGGTACTTCTTAATAGCGCGTTTGCCACGAAGCTCAGGAAGGAACTCATCACTACGGATTTGCCCATTGTGAGTGTTATCACCAGCAACCCCAAGAATTTGCTTTGCTTCTGTTTCTGAGAGTTGCTTAGCCATTGCTATCGTAATCCTTTAGCATCACTGTAGACAAGTTGTAGTTTGGGCTTCTGGTAGCTACCTAGCATGAGGTCTGTAAGTGCCCACACAAGGGCGTCTAAGCGATCAGGAGAGCCTATGCTACCAAGAGGTTCCCAAGTTCGCATTTGGGTTTCAAGTTCGTTGAGGTTATACCCATCTTCAGGGTTTCTTACGTGATAGACAAGACCACGTTCGTATAGTGCAGAAATAGGTTCAGCCCGAGC